GGGTTCGGGGCGCTGGCCTCACCATAAGGGCGCTCAAGAGTCAGGGTCCACACACCCGCAGTCAGGTTAACGTCCATCACGAGGTAGGACTGCCCTCTATTGGCGACAACAAAAATGTCATTGACGGTCACTTGCGACCAGTCAACGTTCACCCCGGTTACGGTGGTGGAGCCGGTAACGAGAACTACTGTGCCTGCTTGGATTTGTGACATAGAAATTCGCTAATGTCCTGACAGGCTGTAGCGCCTGTCAGGGTTTGTTATCGCGATTACTTTCCTGCGGGCCGTTGGTCCAAGCCCTTCTCTTTCAGAATTTCCGCGAGGTCGTCGATGTGCAGGCAGTCGCACATGCAAGCGTAATCGGGGCTGGCCTGCACAGGTGCGATATTGCCGTTGCAATAATCGTTTCCCGGTGTGGCACTGTGAAGAACTCCGAAAGACACGACTTTCCCACCTTCGAGTTTTACGATTTTGTCTCCGTTCTTTGCTTCTCTTCCGTTTCTATAGTGCATATCTTATCCTTTGTTTTAATGTTTGACCAAAACTGCGCGACAAAGATTTAACGTTGAATAAATTAGGTTACTGTTACGGTCGCTTGTGCGGAGATATTACAGTCCGTCGCCAAAATTGAGAATACATCAATCTCCGCGAATCGCAAGTAATATGTTCCGGCTGGAAGGTTATTAAGAGTTAGAGGATTGGCCTTACCCTCATAAATAGGGGCTTCTACATGGGTGCTGCTGTTAGCAACCTCTCCCGGAGTGAATCCGTTATGAGTGCTAATCCATACCCGGTATCCGTTAAAGTCAGTATCGCCTGACTGTGGAAACGTAATGGTTATCTTACCGGAACCGCCCGTAATACCAACATCTACTAACTGCAATTGGTCGGGCGCAGGATTGACTACCCAGATTTGCTCGGACTCTGAAATCGTGTTGTCTGTTCCTTTCCACTCTACGCGAAGCACAAAGCTGCGATAGGGCACGCCGGGCTTCGCGATTCGGTGCTGAGCAGCTTGCAAGTTCATTTCGTAGCTGAACACAAAACGATTATCAGTCGTGCTACCTTTATAGATGATGTTCGCGTCAGGAACCGTGAGCGGATTGGGCAAAACGTCTGGGTCTAGTATTGTGATAATGTAGTCCGAGAACGTAGGAGACATGGAGCCTGAGTCTCCACCGTTTGGCTCTGACCCGAACTCATAACTGTTAACTCCTGAATTGCGTCTCCATTCAAACGTGGCGTCGGCTCCTAAGAACGTCTGGTCGTCTCCTTGGAGCGCAAGCTCTAGGCCGGTTATGCGCTCAAGCCCTTTGATGCTGGCAAAGTCAGGCTCGGGCTGCTCTTGAATAGAGATAGATGCCGTCGCGCAAGTATTCGAGTAATGACCCGACAGCCCGATTGAAAACACCTGCACTGTGTAGGTGTCGCCCGGCTCAACAGGGATGTCTAGCGACGGAGACGTTGTAGTCCCTGCGAGCACATAATTGGTTTCTGAACCTTTGATGAAGACTGCGAAGCCTGTAACGAATAGAGTATTCTCGGGATACTCCCACGAAGCATGTATCTCGTGGGTAACCCCGTTAGTTCCGGAAATCTCAATATCAAGCAAGGACAGATTGATAGGAGGGCCTACAATCGTACTCGGCAGCACTGAAATGTTCGGCGGGTCAAAAGCAACACCGAAATCAATAAGGTCGTAAATTCCGCTCTCGTAATCCAATGCAGTGATTTCAAACTCGTTCGGGTTGACCTCATCAATTGTTATGATGCGAACGGTCTTTGCGGAAACGGAATCGCTCTCAATACCCCAGATGGCCCCGGGGAGGATAGCAGCAGGTAACGCCTCAGTGAGATTAATCTCTAGCTGTCCGCTTGTGACCTCTACTGAGAGGACAGCGATTCGTAATAGCTGCGGAGCGCGGACACTGAGTAAGTCGGTTTCCGAAGTGGCTGCACCTTCAGCAATGTAGGGCGTGGGGATACCGACGACGAACGTATAGCTTCCACCGACGAGATTATTTTGCGGAACGTCTGTGATAATCTGGGTGCGGTCATCCGAGATAGATATGATTCGACCCGCATAAGAGACTCCGGCCCTGTCAACGTCAAAAATTCGGATGACATCGAAGGGACGGTTGTAGATGGCCTTAAATCCGGTCCTAAAAGTAACAGTACCGGGAGTGATACTAGCTGTCTGTAGCATCCACTGTCCGAATCGTGCGGCCTGCCCTCGGCTAGCACAGCCAAATGCTGTGGCCTTGGTAACCTTATATCCGTAAGCAAGGATGGCGGCGGCGCTTTCGACATACTCGATTTTTTGCCTAAAGAAATCATTCGGGTCGTTGTAAGTTATGTTTGTGACCGAGTATCTCGTGTTCCGAGCTGCTGACGAGTAAGTGAATAGTCCGTCCTTAACGTCGCTATTGGTGTAAACAGTAATGTTCTCGTCGTCGGGCACAAGAGCATCCTGACAAGAACAGATGGTTCCTTGAGCCCAATAAACCATGCCCCGGAACACGGAAGCCATATCTTGCAAAACCTTGAGTGCGTCTTCCTCAGTTTGCAAATAAACATTGCACGTGAAACGGGGCTCGGTGCTGCCAAAGCCGTCAGGCACTAACTCGTCACAATACTTACCAATCGTGTAGAGCGTCCACTTATCTACTGTGCCGAACTGACTATTAATGTAGTCTCCCAGACCGTAACGATTGTTAGTGGCTAGGTCGTAGAAACACCAAGCGGGATTATCTGTCCACGCAGTATAAAACGTGCCGTCCCATTCTTGTGTGATTGGGTTACCGCCTGAATCGGTTACGGCTCCTCCCGGCATGATTCTATAACTCCCATCAGAGCCGGTGATACCCGAAGCGGCACGATTATACTGCCGGGTCTGTGGAAAGTAATTGCTAGGCACTTGAACCTTGGTTCCGCGAATACGATAAGCGCGAGTGGGAACAGACGTAAACTGCTGCGCATCCAACTGGATTCCGACAAGGGCGCTATTGGGATACGATAGAGGCTGACTTGTAACCATCGTCACGAAATCAAACTCGATAATGTCAGTGTATGCAAAGTTACCGCTAATAAGCGTATGGTCGTCCGTTATACGAACAACACGAAACGTATATTGCTGCCCTTGAAGCCCCGGCTGTTGGTAGGGCTTGAGGTTAATAGAAACTGTCCGGGTATACTTGGACGCGCTCTTGCCTTGAATCGTATCCATAAAGGCAAGGACTTCCGGCCCAGTGAACCCCGTGGCAGAATATGTAACGTAGACTGCATATTGGACAGACGAGCCAGTAATGTTCCCGTTGGTTTTGTTCTGCTTGAATAAACCATTTGGGAGAGTGATACCGACAATCGCAACATCGGCGGTATCGCTCTCGGCTATCACAGATTGGGAACCGCTAGCGACCGAAACTTGTAAGCCGACAGGAACAACTTGCTCAACGCTATTGAAGCCTTGAAGCGGAGTCTGACTCTGCGTGCCGGGACGCCAATCAACAGTGACAGAGTCAAAGTTATAGCTCATGTCCTCGTTCTGCAAAGGCTCGTCATTCAGATAGATTGACTTGCCGATTGCTGACGGGAACTCAACTGTAACCGTGGCATTGGCATTGGTCAGGATAGAGCTGTTCCATGACAAATGCGTAGCTGTGGTTGACACGGCAATACCAACCCCGGCGCTACCAGCAACAAGGGCATTGACGACCACACCATTTAACGTTGAACTTGCTGGCTCGGCGCTTGCCTTATCGTTGGCAGGGGTGCGCCCATCATTACCATTAATCGACTTTACCAAGTTCTTCAGCGAGTCGAGATACGTGGCCCCAATCTTTACTTGGTAGGAGACTGTAGGAGACGATTCAAAAGTGTAGACGTGGGTGCCTACTGTGACAGTATCGCCTGCTGTTACATTAAGGGTATCGCTGTGGATAGTGGCTGTGGCAAAGACTGAAGTGTCGTAGTCTGACCCACCGTTGACAACATTGACAGCGGTGATTGAGCCTTTGACGATAGTAGCTTGGACTTTACCGTCTTTGCCGTTTCCGGTAGGGTCGAGAATCTTTAAATCAATGGTCCCATCGTAAATCATTTCCCCTTCGGAATTCACGGTGCTGTATCCTGCACCGCCGAATCCTAGAACGGCATTATTGTCGATGCTACCGTTAGTAGTGGTCGGCTGACTGAGCAGGACAGCATCAACAAGCAGTGTTCCTTTGGTGTCTATGAACCCTTCAATCTCTCCCTCGCACATAAGGTCCAGTACGCGGGCAAAGCTCTCAGACCTTAACGTGTCTGGAGCTTCTGTGGCGGATTGACCTCCGCTTCCGGCTTTACCGCCCATCGCGCCGGAAAGAACGGGTAGACGTTTCATTAGTTAAGATTCTGCTTCAAGGGAATGTTGTTGGCCGTGATACCTGCGGAGATTGTGGCAGACCCTACGATTAGTGTCCCGTACATCACAGGAACGGGCAAGCCTTGGTCAACAGTGTTCACGGGACCGGCAAAGTTATAATTGGGCTCGTTAGTGGCTTTCTTCTTTGTCCCCGGAGAAGCTATGGCGGTAAGCATAGTAGCAATACCACCTAACGTTAAAGAAAGTCCGATAGCAAATGCTAATCCGGCAAAGTAGGAGGTCGTGAGGAAGCCGGAGAGCCCGCCCCCTGCCGCGATAGCCGCAGGAGTAGCCGCCCCAAAAGTAAATACTGAAAGAACAACAACAAGCAGTGCAATGCCGATAATTGCCATGATACCGCCAGTACCAGTATTATCACTACCAGCAAGGACAGGCACAAAATGTATAGTTTCGTAGTTTCCAATGGGGGCTGAGAGTTCGGCGACGCAGGAAAAATCCTTACCGTCGATTAGAACACGATAAAGCGATTGACTACCGTCACCGCGAAGATACTTATACGCTCTTCGGCAATTGGCCTCAATCGCGCGAATAGCTTCGGCGGGACTTCTAATGTCAAGCAGCCATTCGGCTTTACCGATGGCTTTAGCAAGGGCTCCGTGTAAGACTACCTTTGTCATAACTCAGAATCCTTTTGACATTCTATCGAACAC